CGCTTTTTCGCCGCGCTCGATTTCCGACCGGACGTGCTCAAGGTCGGTCCTGGCATTCGATAGTCCGAAAGCCTTATGCTGCTCGTTTTCGATGCGCTTTTCGATGGACTCGACGGTCCCAAGGACGATCCCCTCGCAGCGCTTTGACGTTTCGGCATAGGCTTGCAATTCGTGCAGGCGCAGGAATTCGGCGTACTGCTTTTTCATGTCACCGGCGCTCATGGTGCTATCGTCTGTTTTTTGTGCACAGAAGACAGATGAGAGGAACAGCTCAGCAGAGCCGAACAAGCTTTCCACGAAGCGATCGTATTCGGTGGCCTTTCCAGTCACCACCGATTCGCCGGCGCCGTCCACGTAGACGAACCCCTCTTGCTTGTTGCGCTCAGGATCGATCTTGATCAAAAAGCGGTACTGGTGTCCCTTGTAGTCCAGCTCCAGATCACGGAACGAATCCTTGAGGTAGAAGTGATGCTGAAGGGACTTCTTCTTTCGGGACGGCAAGAATCGGTACGGCTGGAGGTTGTCCAAAACGGTCGTCTTCCCGCGGCCATTGTCGCCATCCAGGGCGATCATGCCATTGAGTCCTGAAAGGTTCAGGTCGATCTCTTCAAGCCCGCAACCTTCGCGCAACCCAATCGCTCCGCGCAATTTTAGCCTTAAAAGTTCCATATTTTCCTTCCTTTTGGTTTTTTATTTCTTCTCGACAATCAGGCCAAGCGCGGCAACGGCATAGACACCCCATTCTAAATGGCCATTCCCGCCGTTATCATCGATCATCTGGACATCGTCGCCCTTATTGCCCGCCAACTCATTCATGGCCGGGTAGGTCGCGATCTCAAAGGCGGTGCCAAAGTAATATCCTTTGGCGAATGGCCCCTCGGCGCCGCAAATTTTCATGATCCACCCGACCAGCAGTTGGGCGACAAACCCTGCCCTGGCAAACCATTGCCCTTCAGACTTAGACAACTCGCCGTCAACGATCTCGCTAAAACCTTCGTAATGCCAATCCTCTCCCACCGCTGTAGCCATGACGGCATGAGCACTCGCATGCGTCAGGTAAGACGTTGCAGCTCCGGCGGCCACAGATATGAAATCGCCACCTTGAAGATCCTCTCTGCCGATACCGTTTATGGTCCACCCCGAACATCCTACCGAGACGGCGGCCATTGCTACGATAGCGAATACTTTCTTCATCTCGCCTCCTTTGGGAACTTTTCGGGACAAATCACCCGGCACTCTTTTTCTCCCCATGCCGAAGTAACGGGGCAGCATCCGGTGCATTGAGGATATGGAATCGTGCTCCGCGACCAGCCAGGGCGGCGGGACTTCATCTTTACGACGGTCACCCTTTGCTCTTCTTCCGTGGCGCCCTCCATTATGGCGGCCGACAGCCGCTTTATTTCGAGCACATCCTCAATGATGCTGGTTTCCATGATCACACCGCCTTCGGAAGCTGCGATAAGACATCGTCCGGGGTGTGCGTCTCGATCATGCTGATTTTTTCCGTGATCCCCGCCGGCAAATCCTCGCCGCGAAGCTTCGCCATCAGCTCCAACTTTTCGATCAAGGTCTGGGACTTAAGCAGTTCAGAGCATCGAACGGTTTCGCGGGGAACGCGGATCAGATTCGGCGTAAAGCCGGCCGCACTGTTCTCCTTGAGCAGGGTCTCTATTTGCTGAAAGTCCAGTTGGGCGACTTCATCGGTCCACACCTTGACCGTGACCTTGACCAAGCTGTCTTTGATTGCGGTATGCGGCACGTCGCAAATCAGGCCGACCACATCACCGGGCCGCGTGCCGTTCGAAACGCAGTCATAGGAAAGCACCAAGCGCCGGGTAGCGCCTACAGAGATGAAGCGCGAATTGACCAGGCTTTTTCCATCCAGCTCGTGAAGGTAAAATCCTTTATCCTCCAGTTCCCCGGCATCCAGGGAATAGATGGAGCCTGAATAGAAGAACGGGTCATTGCCTACTCGCTGGGCGCGGTGGATATGGCCAAGGCACACCAGGTCTGCCGCGGCCGCCCGAACGTGATCGGGATGCAGCTCGATATCGCGGCCGATCATCTGCTGTGTTTCTGACGTGTAGGCGCCGCCGATGGACCAATGGCCGATGAGGATATGCGGGATGTCGCGGTATTGAGCGGCCCGGGCGCCGAGGTCGGCCATGATCAGCGACATGCCGGCCACAATCTGGCCGTCGACCTGCTGCATTGTGCCAACCATCTCGATGAAGCGTTTGGTGGGCGCCGGAACGATGGAGATCACGGCATCCGGAAATATGCCGCCTTTTTCGGCGGCCTCGATCACGGCTCCATGAATATCAGGATCGGCCACCTGGTCACCGTACAGGTAGACCTGCCCGGGGTAATCGCACCGCACATAGACCTTGTCGGAACGCAGGTGGGTGAGCAGCTCGGGCGTGCGCCCGTCGTGAAACGGGGTCCCGCCGACGATGACGACGGGGGCAATGGATGACAACCCGAGTACCGTATCGACAATCAAGCGGGCCGTGGCGGTATCCAGGCGGGTGTCAAACCGGTGCGTGAGGTCTCCGGCGATGATGATCAGGTCCGGCTGTTCGTCGAGGGCCACCGCTTCCAGGCGCCCCAGGACCTTGCGGCACTCATCGATGGCCGAGTCTTTTACATGCCAGTCTCCAGTATGCAGTATCAGCATGCCTTCCCCCTTTTCTTTGAGAACGAAAACGACTTCTTCTCGATGCGCAGGTCACACCGGCAAAAGGGTCGGTCATCGCGGTACGACATCGGCCGGTTGCAGTGAGGGCACCGAACGACGTTGGTGCCAAGCGGCCATGAAAACGTTTTATCGATCGCCGTTATCTTCTGCATGTCATCCCTCCATCGACATCAGTTTGTTGTAGAAGGCGATCCGGTTGGCCGCGTTGAGCGAATCAACCGGATATCTAAGGGTCGAAGTGTCATAACGCTTGCGCTTCGCCAGATCGTGAAGCACATCGCGTTGTGTCTGTTCGTCCATCTCCTCGAAGCTCATATTTTGAGGCGGTGCGTCTGGTGGCGGTTCGCCAGGCGGTGGAATGTCAATGGGCGGTTCATCGCCACCAACATCAATCGCGTCCGGGTCGATCCCGATCTGTGGCGCCGGCGGCGCGCCGAAGATCCCGGCCGCGGCCTGCAGGGCCATAATGGAAAGCTGGTTGCGTATTACCGGATTGGATAGGTCCGGGGCGACCTGGCAACGGACGATAAGGTACGGGCCGGCGGCCTCTTCGGGGTTCTTGTATCCGGCCTTCAGATTCAGAAGCTTATCGATCACGACAGACTTGGCGCCAGTGGCGGCCAGTTTCAGACGGTGCTGGCGCTTCTGAGCGAAGTCACGCTGGACGCAGTATTTCACGTACCGTTCTTTTTCAGCGCCACTTTTATTGTCCTTGTCGGCCTTTTCAGAATACTGCGCTATCAGATCTTCTCTAAGGCTGATAAGGTCGAACTCATAATCGCCGCGGAACTTGATCACACGGCCAAACTCTCGCCGGATCGATCCAACGGCTTGATAGTGGATGTAATCTCTCTGGAGCAGCACGGGGCGCGTTTCGACGGTGTCCCATTCGATTGCAGCGGCCAGAGCCAGCTTTAACTTTCCCTGGTGATGCAGACACCATTTTTTAGAGAGGGTATGGTTGTAAATGTCTCCAACGGCAGGATCTTTGCTGAGCACAACTTCTTCGACGATCAGCCGGTGAAGCTCGGGTAGCTTCGTCGGCTCGCACAGATAGATAATCCTGTGCGTCTTTTCCTTTGCGCCGATTTCGCGCAATGCGGCTTCGTTTGACATAGGCGACATCCTTCTGGGCTGATGGTTTATGGTCTGTGGTTCGGTTTTCACCATTGGCCTGGCGCCTTTGCCCGTGGGCGATCGCGCACCTTTGTTTGACCGGCCGGCCAGCTCGCCGGGTGCCTCCCCGGGGGACGTGCGCCACAGGGGGAAGCGATTCATAGTGAAAGCCTACACAAGATAACTTGTTTGTGTCAACAAGTTTTAAGTATTTTTGACAAGTTTGGTATATTGGTTGGCGTAATAAAATGGATGGGGTGTCTGGTTGGCAGAAAAGGTCCTGATAAAATTGATGATCTAATTAAAAAGGCGGATTAAAAACAGAAAAAACGCGAGTGAAGGGATGAGGTACAGGAAGGCGTTTGTGAGTTGTAGACCGCGATCTTTTCCGACAATCATCTGGAATATTGATGACATCCCCCAAAAAGCGGATATCGCCAAACAGAGAAAGAGAACGGCCAATAGATCGTTGTCGTATGCCATCATGGTGGATATGGCCTCGAAACCACGGATGCCGCATGGCTTGATCCTGGTATCGCCGAAATCACAGCAGCTCTAAGATTCCATTGCCCACGGATTCGAGCCCTGTGCACATGCATCGTTTGCCGGCCATGCGATATGGTGTGATTTATAAGTGCCAGCAGACATATAGCCTCTTCGGCACTTATAAAATCGTAAATCGTGTATGCTTTTTGGGGAGCTCCTAAAAGATTTCTGTTGGCCAATAAAGGGGGTAGCTCATAGCTGAGAATGGCGCCATCTTTATCAATTACCAGGTAGGCCTCAACTGGGTAACCATCCTCTGGAATCAAGATATCGTAAAGCGATTCCTTGTTCTTATTCTTAAATTTTAAAAGATTTACAACGTTTTCTAATTGTTTTTGGCTAGTTAGCCTCACATCCCCCCTTCCGATTTTTTTAGAGGGCGTGAAGCGTTTTCCCCTCTTAAGTACTCGATAACCGATTCGAGTCGTTCGATCTTTTCTTCTAATTTATCGATTTTACTCCTATACCATGCGACCGTGTCCCCATCAGCCAAATCAAGCCCCTCCACCATATTTGGATTATTGAGATCCTTCCCGCCCATTCCAAGCAGCAGCCAGTTTGCAGATACATTTGCGGCCGTGCATATCTTAATAAGCTTATCAGCCCTGGGACACGCTCCCATATACCAATTATCGTTTATGGTTTGGGCACTTACCCCGATTTCTCGCGCCCAATAGCTTGTGCCTTTTTCCTCAAACAACTGCCTGAGTCTTTCCCCCAATGATCCACAAGTTTTATATTCATTTCCTGTTGACATAGACAAGTTTTCTTGTTTATTCTTTCACCATGCAGACAGATGATAAAAACCGCCTTCATGTCATCAGGAAAAAATGCCGCGTACTGATGGCCGAAATGGACATGGCCTATGGCAAGCTTCCTGAATTATCGAAGGAACTCGGCGTTAGCAGAAGCCAGATCAGCATGGCGCTTACTGGTTATAGGGTGCGCCCAAGCTCTCTTTTAATACTGGAAAAATTACATAATTATCTAAAAGAGACCAAGCGTATTATGCACGCAAAAACTGTGTAACCATACACCGTTTTAAGACACGATATCAACCCCTCCCTCTAAAGGAATCTGCCGATGTGCGATTCTCCGATCCCGTTCAAGATGCCCCCAGAGTTGCATTCCTGGGTGTGCAGGATCGTGACCGAGATGGACAAGAACAAATCCCAAGTCATGAGAGCTTGTGTGCTGCACTCAATGGATTCGATCCTGCACACACCTGGCCTTGTTAAATGCCTCAATGCCACCATTTCAGAAGAAGAAAAAGACCCCTCAATAAATTTCAAGATACCTGATCCCAAGATGCGCGGATGGTTCGAGCAATCATGCGGTAAGCTCGAAGAATCTCGATCTGCGATCCTGCGGGCATGTGTACTTCTCGCTCTCCCAGTTATAGCAAAGTGTCCGACCATGGTTGATGATCTCAAGTTCATCGACAGGATTCAATGATTTAAGGGTAGTTTTCGGATGACACCAAGGAAGCTTGTTTTATTGAGCATATTTTCATCGAGGTAATACCGGGGTGTGATCATGGATATGAGACAACTCCCGGACGATGAAGGATACCTCGCCATATGGCGCAGATTTTTTCGTCATCCATTCTGGCAAGAAAAGCGCAAGTTCAGCCGCGCAGAAGCCTGGATAGACATCCTCAGATCTACTCACTTCGAAGACGAACCAAGGAAGGTTTTGGTCCGCGGACGGCTTGTCGAGGTGGGTTATGGTCAGTGCCTCATGACCACAAGATATTGTGGTGAGCGCTGGGGATGGCACAAAACGGCGTGTCAGAGATTTTTTAAATTACTGAGTGACATGGAACAAATATCGATAATTTGTGTCCAGCAAATGAGCCTAATAACTGTCTTAAATTATGAGAGATATGACCCTCGGCGGGCCAGTGATGTGTCCAGTGACGTGCCAGTGACGTGCCAGTGGCGGGCCAGTGATGTGTCCGAAAAAAAGAATATAGAGAGTAATAGGAATATAGATCATACTAGCTCCCCCCTACCCCCCTCATGGAAAAATTCGTTCGAGTCGTACCTCGCCGAATGCGAGGCGTCGGCCTCGAAACTCCTCGATGATCCGAACTGGATCACGGAGCAGCAGCAAGTAAACCCCGGCGTCGATATCCACCTGACAATGCGCAAGGCATTCTCCAACTATTGGGGAACCGAGGAGGCCTGGAAAAAGCTCAAGAGAAAGAAAACGCAGTCCATCAACTGGAAATCAACATGGCAGAACGCCATTTCCAATAGGATCAATAGGGTCTACCTGGACAAGCAGCCCTCCAGGGCACCCACGGCATCCGAACAGGCAAGGGAAGAAAGAGCCGACCAATTGGAGTTCTTAAGGAGATTGCAGGACCGTGAGCGAGAAATCAGGCAAAGACAGACGACTGAGGGTCAACATGATCATTGCGGAGTTGACCCGCATAAACGCATTGGGAAGGTTCAATGAGCCCACGAGATCGACCGAGAACCTCGCGGAGATCCTTGCCGACGAGTTGGACAAGTACGACTTCGACACGATCCATGAAGCCCTGCGAGAACACCCGCGAAGAAGTGAATGGTGGCCGAAGTTGAGCGACATCCTCAAGCTGTGCGACGAGGTTTCTACCTCACGACACTACAAAAGATTGACCAAAACATCACTTGCTCTGCCGGCCCCCACGGAAATTCCGGAATCGCAGATAGCTGTCAATTTCCAAGGTATCAAGAATCTCCGCGAACGTCTCGCGCGCAAGATGGATATGAAGGCTCATGTCATCGACACAAACCACGCCAAAGCAGTCCGCTCCCAGGCAAAACGTATTTTGGAAGGAGGGTCACTATGAGGCTCATCGCCCTCGATATGGCAACGGTCACCGGATGGGCAACCAGTGTTGGACAATCCGGAACATTCACCGCCGACCTTAAGCGTGGAGAGAGTCCAGGCATGCGCTTTCTGCGTTTTCGCGCCTGGCTCAAGGAGTTGATTAAGCTGACCGGGGGGGTCGATGTAATCGTTTTCGAGCAGGCCCACCACCGCGGTGGTGCCGCAACGCAACTTTGCGTGGGCCTGATGACCGAGGCCCTCGCCGCGGCGGCAGAGAACAACGCCCAATCAATGCCGGTGCACACCGGAAGTTTGAAAAAATGGGCGACAGGCAAAGGCAGCTCCGGAAAGCCCGAGATGATCGCCCGGGCCCGTGAGATGGGATACTTACCCTCCGACGACAATGAGGCTGATGCGTGCCTGCTGCTCGAGTATGCACGGTCGGAACTCGGACTTTGAGGAGAAACGATGCAATGCCCCATGTGCGGTTCCCGACTAGTTGTGACTAAGACCGCGAAGCTGTCCGGTGGTTTAGTCCGGCGCGTTCGCGAGTGCAATAATCCAATGTGCCAATACGTGGACCGGACGTGGGAGATGCTCAACGACCAAAAGACATACATCCTGCTGGATGAAATTTTTGCACTTCTGCGTGATGTCGCAAAGACCATGGGTCCTGGGCCAGTATGTGACCGCCTATCACGGCTGCATAGTGAGCTTTCGAGGAAAAACTGATGAGAAGCCCATGCCTCATATGCCCTTGGCACCGATCAGGCGGCGACAAAAACGAAGATCGGTGCCTCACCTGCCAGGACCGCATCAATTATGCACGAATACTGGAGGGATCTATGCCAGCGCCATCTCCCAAAACTGAAGATATACCACCGGCGTTACGCAACCTGCTTCATGAAGACGGGATGAAAAAATTATTCCCCAAGCCCCGCGGCCGCCGGCCAGGGTCGAAAAACAAACCGAAACCGAAGGAGCGTCAAGAAGTGATTATGGAAATACAAGAGGCCACAAAAGTGTGCAGGGGACAGCGATGCGCTCACAATGGCGAGGCTCAACCAGTCTCGGCCTTCATGCGATCAAAGATGAGCCCGGATGGGTACATGCATCTGTGCAAGGAATGCTACAAGCTCCAGAACCGCGACCGTGTCGGGCTCAAGGACAAGGGCCAGTACACTCTGCAAATCAGGTTCGATAACCACCAGGCCGTGCTTGCGGCACTTGCGAAGAAGGCAGCCGAGGAGATGCGGACCATCGAGGCACAGGCGATTATGCTTATCAAGCAGGCTGTTTTGGAGCGGGTTGCGTAACGAAATGGAAAACGGACCAATAGAAAGGAGATACAACCATGCGCGTCTGAGCGAAAAAGAGCATTACGACAGTGGATACGTTAAACCCCGCCGGTCCGAAGTTGCCGGCGGGGCTTTTGTTTTTGGGCCATCAGGCCAACGTAAAATCGCCCTCCAGACCGCACTTTGGCCAGATACCCGGTATCTGGCCGCGACCATCTTGCCACATTCCCGCCATCAAAATAGCCATGGATCATGGCTGCAAAAAAAACCAAGGTAAAAAAGCCCAGGAAAAAGCCGGTGCGGACCCTGAAGCAAAGGCTTTGGCTCAAAGCTTTTTTGAATAGAGACAACCCTTCGACATTCCTAAACAAAACAGAGTCCGCGCGGTATGCGAAATATAACTGCGAGAACGAAGAATCATTTGCGTCCATCGGAAATCAGAACTTTAGAAAACTTCAGCCCTCGATCCAAACCTGGATCGATGAAGAAGGTCTCGACGACATCAACCTCAAGGCCAAACTCATCAGCCTGATCGATGCCAAGCAGGTGCTCTTCCACAAGGTCAAAGGCAATGTCGATCCGGACTGTCTGCCCCCAGGCGCCTTTATCGTGACCGAATCCAGCATCCTGGCCTACCGAGGCAAGGGCGAAGAAAAGCAAGAAATCGATGACGGCGATACCATCGTCGCCCTTCCAGTTCAGGCCCTTGAGACTCAGCGCAAATCGCTGGAAATGGCAATGAAGATCAAGGGTATGTTTGCCCCTGAGAAGCACGAGCACAAACACACTGTCGATCCATGGAGCGAGATCGTGGAAGCGGTAACAAAGCCAAACAGCGATGAACTCCCGAATAGAGGTCATAGAGAAGTTCAAGGATAAGTGGTGGAGATTAAACAACCTTTACTTCATCCTGGACGAGCACGGCAAAAAGGTCAAATTCGAATGCAATCCGCTACAGTCAAAACTCTATTGGGATTTGTGGTACTGCAACCTCATCCTCAAGGCGCGTCAGTTCGGTGGGACCACCTTCGTGGATTTGTACTACCTGGACGACTGCCTGTTCATCTCCAACATCGAGGCGGCCATCATCGCCCACAAGCAGGACGACGCCAAAAAGATCTTTCGCCGCAAGGTGCATTTCCCCTACCACAATTTGCCGGATGGATTACGGGGCAAGGTAGCGCTCACCAAGGAGGCTGCCGACGGCCTGGAGTTTTCCAACGGGAGCGGCATCTATGTCTCGACCTCTGTTCGATCTGGCACCGTGCAGCGCCTGCACATCAGCGAACACGGCAAGATCTGCCGCAAGTACCCGGACAAGGCCGAGGAGATCCGGACCGGCTCACTCAACGCCATCCATCCCGGGAATATCGTCTGCATCGAATCCACCGCCGAAGGCCGCTATGGCGATTTTTACTACTTCTGCAACGACGCACTCAAGCAGCAGCAGGAAAAGCGGGAGCTTACCCGCTTGGATTTCAAGCTGCATTTTTTCCCATGGTTCTGGGACTCGAAAAACAGGCTCAGCCGACGGGATGCGCGGTTGACCTACATTTCCCCAGAGAAGACAGCCTATTTCGATGGGCTGGAGTCAAAGGGCCTGGTGACGACGCCAGACGGCAAGCCATCGGCGCTGACACTGGAACAGCGCGCCTGGTATGTGGCCAAGGAAAAGAAGATGAAGGATAAGATGCTCCAGGAATATCCGGCCACGCCCGAGGAGGCCTTCCAGGCCACCATCAAGGGTGCCTATTATGCGCTTGAGATGACCAAGATGCGTAAGGACGGCCGAATCCTGCGCATCCCCTATGAACCCCGCCTGCCGGTCAATACGGCCTGGGACCTGGGTCTTGATGAGCGCCTGCGCATCGTTTTCCACCAGGGCCACGGCATGGAAAACCGGCTGATCAATCACCTTTGCCTACCTCACAACAATTTGCCCCTGGCCGCCAAGGCGCTTCAGGACATGGGTTATGTCTACGGCGTTCACTACCTGCCGCATGACATCGAGGTCGAGTCTCTGTCAACCGGCAAAACCCGGCTTTCAACTTTGCAAGAGTTGCTGCCCGGGCATCGTATCGTCGTTGTCCCGAAGCTCGACCTGGCCGATGGAATCAGCGCCACATCCAACTTCCTGGGAACATGCTGGATCGACAATGAGCTGGGTAATCCGATCATTGATGCCCTGGATAACTACCAGCGAGAGCCGGACGATAAGCACGGCGGGTTCAAATCCACTCCGCTCAAAAACGACGCAATTCATACGGCTGATGCCGTTCGGTACTTGGCGGTCGGCCATACTCAAACCCCGAAGAAGCCGAGCCAGGGAAAGCGACGCCGGCGGTCTGCGAAGGTGGTGTAAGCATGAGCGAACTTGCAAGATTCATCGACTACGACGAGGAAGGCGATCCGGTCCTGGTGATCCATAAAAAACAGCTCCAGCAGCTCGCCTATGCCAGCGATCGCGACGCCCGCGACGCTTTCCGAGTACCGCTCAATGATGCCTGGCAGTTTTCCGAGGACCACTACCCTGCCCCGGTTCCATGCCTGCTCGGGTTCGATCGTCATGGAATGCCGGTGATGGAGCGCCGTTATCTTTCGTTCGAAAGGTTCATGTTCTTAAAGACCAGGGAGCTTTGCGAAGTCCTCGGGCTCGGTGAGCCGACAACCCGGCGTATGGCCGACATCGCCGCCACCATCGAGGCCGGACTCGAAGACCTGATCAAGACCAAGCCTCGTCCCACCGAAGCGACGTGCATCGGTGAAGTCAAAATTTCCATTGGCAAAGACGGTGACAGCCAGAAAGTCATGCACAACGACATTGTTATCAACGTACCCATTTCTACGATGAACTGAAGCCAATGCCTGTACCCATCGACCAAACCGCGCCGGAAGTCGGCCTGACGCCGGAAGAGCAGACAAAGGGGCTCGATATCCCGAAGGGCGCGAAGTACGCCATCGGCTCCCACAAGCTCGATAGGGACCCGGAGGCCCAGCGTCATTTAAAGCTGGTCCTCGGATGGTGGCACTACGAACGCGCCAAACAGATGGACAACCGGGCCGAGCGCATGAAGGCCCATGATTACGTCGATGGTGATCAATGGGACCCGGAAGACGAGCAAGAGCTCGAAGATCGCGGTCAATACCCGTTCGTCTACAACCTGATGAAGTCAACTCAAGATTGGTTGGCCGGTACCGAGAGCAGGATTCGTTTTGACTATCTGGTTCTTCCGCGGTCCAAGGATGCGTCCAAGGCAGCCGAGTCGAAGACCAAGCTCCTGAAGTACATCCAGGACATTACATACGCCCGGTATAACAGATCCCTATCTTTCTCTGACCAGTCCATATCAGGCCTCGGTTGGCGCGATGTCGGCATCCGTACCGACGAGACCGAAGACCCGATCTATGTCCGATACGAGGATTGGCGCAACGTCTGGCACGACAGTTGCGGCAAGCAGCAGGATGGTGCCGACTGGCGCTATGTCTTCCGCACCCGCATCGTGGATTATGATATCGCCGTTGCGATGTTTCCGGATCGCAAGGACGTTCTCTGGGCACAGCTCCATTCCCAAGGCGATTCTCTGATCGATGAATATGATGAGGCCAGTATCGATCCCGAAATTGAAGAGCTTTCCGGGAGCGATCTCACGCCGTTCGGAACCGATACCAGGCGTGACCGCCTGCGCATCGTAGGCGTCGAATACCGCATGCCTGCTTCGGTGCAAATCGTCCGTGGAAAAGAGCTCGGGAGTCTGAACGGCGCCATCTTCGATTCGAGCAACGAGGCCCTGGCGCGTCTTGTCCAAAACGGTTTCGCCAGTCTACATGATTCGGTTCGCATGGTCATGTACCGCATGATTTTTTGCGGTCACCATATTCTCCAATGGGGCCTGCGCCGCTACAATCATAACCGCTTCTCTCTTATTCCGCAGTGGGCCTATCGCAAGAAGCGCGATGGAACACCCTACGGTGTCTCCAAGCAGCAGATGGACCCGCAGATGGACCTGAACAAGCGCCGCGCAAAGGCGCTATGGCACCTGTCCAGCAACCAGATGGTGATCCAGGACAAGAATTGGGTCGATTTCGATGACCTTGTCGAGGAGAAAGACCGCCCCGACGGCGTCATGGTGGTCAAGGACGTCACCCAGATGCAACTGCGCGATTACACGAAGTCCGCCATCAGCGCCGAGCATGTCCGCTTGATGGAGCAGGATGCATCGTTCATCGAAAGCAATGGTGGCGTCACCGACGAAGCTCGCGGAGTCCAAACCAACGCCACGTCAGGTCGAGCCATCAGGCAACGCCAGGAGCAGGCCAACATCAACACCGCCAAGCTGTTCGACAACGCCTTGTTCGCGTTCCAACTGGAGGGGGAAATTACCCTCAGCCTGGCCGAGCAGTTCTACAGTGAGGAGCGCACCATCCGCGTCACCGGCAACGACGGCAAGCCCGAGTATATCGACTTCAACGTGCCAGCCCCGGACGGGGGCGTGCTCAACGACATCACCGCCACACAATGCGACTTCGTGATCGATGCCAGCAACTACGCGGCCACCATCCGGCAAGCCATGTTCGAGCAGCTCGGGGAAATGCTGGGAAAGATCCCGCCCGAGATAGCCCTGCAGATCCTGGATATGTGGGTGGAGCTGTCAGACCTGCCGGGCCGTGAGGCCATGGTCCAGCGCATCCGCAAGATCAACGGCCAGACCGATCCTAACGAAGATCCGGAAGACCCGCAGGTGATCGCCCGCAAAGAGGCCGAGGCCCAGGCGGCCCAGGAGCAAAAAGCCCTCCAGGAAGCCATGATCAAGCTGGAGATGCAGCTCAAGGAGGCCCAGGCGAACAAAGAAAGTGCCATGGCCGAGAAGGCCCTTGCCGACGCCCGGGCGACGCTGGCCGGCATCAAGACAAAGATGGAAGAGGTTCGCGTGAAGAAGGCGACGGCCCTCAGCAACATCGAGGCGCGGCGTTTCCAAGAGGCAAACCCGCAACTGAAGGCATTACCAGGAGGAAAGAAGAATGGGTGATGAACGTTTGAAAACCCATATCGATGGGAAAGAGGCAGAGATGGCGCTCGTGCGAAAGTCCGCCTGTGGTGGTGTGGAATTGGCTACCGACGCCGCCCATGACAACCCCAAGCAGGACCTTCCAGGGGTGATGGACTCGCTCATCTCCTTCGAATCCGGTCATTACAAGAAGGTCCGCGGGAAGTGGAAGGGCGACAGCGTGTGGACCCACTTCTTCAAGGCCGATGGCGGCCAGGTGCACGTCAACAAGGACAAGGTCGAGTACATCGAGACCTTCCCGGTGAAAGGATAAAGCCTGCCCATGGACAGCCATGCCTTCGAAGTGGCTCCTGGCCGGACAGCCGCAGTCAACAAGCGACCCCTCGGAATGATGGCGTCCATGGGCACTCTCTTTAAAATCCAAAAGGCCCACGCTGGCTACCTCATCCAGCAACGGCCCGGCAAGGGGTCGGAGTCCGGCCGACCCCGCACCGCCGATTCGACCGAAACTTTATTGAGAAAGGAAGGACCGAGCATGAAAAAGACACTCAACGTACTGAGCTCCGATGACCGCAAAGAGAAAGTCAACGATGTCCAAACCTTCGGCGCAGATTTGTGGCGCCTGATTTCCAAAGCCTATTCCGAGGAAGAGGGCTGGATGAAGTCCACCAAGGCCATGGAGATCCCGGGGGCCGGCTGCCTGGTACAAGTGACCACCCACCAGAAGAACTACGGTGGCACGCACTCCATCGCCGAAGCCCTGACGTTCGTTCCCGGCGTTCAGATCTGCACCGACATCGCGGGACGGCCCTTTCTTCAGAGCGCATTCCCTGCGCAGGTCGGCTATGGCGGCAAGACCATGGAGGAGATTGCCAGGGAGATCGCTGCGGACTTCTCTACCGCCGGCCAGACCGCGCCGCTTGCCGTCCCTGAGGGCACACTTGTCATGGGTTATGAGGACGACGACAAGCCGATCGATGGAATGATTAAGGCCCCTGATCTGGAAAGCGATGAAGAAGCCCCTCATTTGGCAGGTGAACCGCTTCAATGCCCCAAAGTAGTGTGAGAAACGATCAACACCGATGAAGGAGGAATAGCATGGGCGTCTTAACCGACGAAGAAAAAGAAGGCCTGAGCCCCGAGGAGATCGCGGCAATCGAGGACGACACCGATGATGGCGATGATGGAGCCGGCGCCGGCGATGAAGAGCAGGCGGACCAGGAAGCCGCTGCCCAGGAAGAGGCCGCCAAGGCCAAAGCCGAAGCGGACGCCAAAGCCAAGGCCGATGCCGATGCAGCAGCCGAAGCCGCCAAGAAAGCCAAAGAGGATGACGACGCCGCGGCGGCTGCCAAGGCGAAAGCCGATGATGCCGCAAAGCAAACACCGGCCGCCGATGCAGAAGAGGACGATGACGAACCGATTCTACCTATCATGAAACCGCCGGCGAAAGAGGAGATCGACAAGGCCAAAACGGCGTTCGATGAGGCCAAGAAAAAGTTCGAAGAGGGCGAAATCTCCTATGACGAGTACGACACCGCCAAGGACGCCTATAACAAACTGCAATGGCAGGCCGAAACCGCCCAGAAGGCCAACGATGGTGCCCGGGAAGCTCACTGGCAGGCCGAACAGAATCGCTTTTTCAAGCAAAACCAGGCGTTCAAGGATAAGCCGACACTCAACGCGGCCTATGTGCATGCCGTTAACACCATCCTCAAGTCCGATGAGGGGGCCAAGCTGTCCGACCGCAAGGTGCTCTTGAAGGCCAAACAGATGGTTGAAGAGGACCTGGGCCTCCTTGCCGGGAAGAGCGCCGCCCAGCCTCCGGATAAGGGTAAAGACAAGAACAAGGATCTGGCCGCAGCGAAGAAGGCCGCAGCCGACCGAAGAGAGATAGGCGCAGATCTGGGCGCCGCCCCGAGTTCCAAGGAAGAGAACGATACCGACGAATTCACATGGCTCGACAATCTTACCGGCGCCGCTTACCAGGACGCCGTTGAAAAGCTGACTCCCGCTCAGAGGGAGCGGTACGAGAGCAGATAGATAGCATCAATTGCTCTTTAGGTCGCATGACCGCCCGGGTTCAAACATAGCCAGGGGATGATGAGCAAAAGGACACAGGAAGTGACTGAACCGAAACTCAAAATCCAATGTTTGAATAGGGAGGTTTTACCATGACGATTATTGCGGCAGGCGATGCCAAAGCCATCAAGAAGTTCTCCGCTTTTCTGGCGGTGGATACCCCCAAGAAAGGCTACTGGACCACCCGTTACATGGGCAAGGGGCCGGATTCCATGATGCCCATGCAACAGCTCGATGACCTTGAAAGCGATTCCGGCGACACCATTTCCTATGATCTGAACATGCAGATGACCATGCAGCCGGTCGAAGGCGATGATGTTCTGGAGAACAAGGAAGAACGTCTGAAGTTCTACACCGACGAAGTGAAGATCCTCCAGCTTCGCGGTGGTATCAACTCAGGCGGCCGGATGAGCCGCAAGCGTACCAAGCACCAACTGCGCACTGTTGGCAAGAAGCGTCAGTCCGAATGGTGGGCCCGCGTGTTCGATGAGTTGTCCTTCATGTACGGTTCCGGCTCCCGGGGCATCAATTCCGATTTCGTGTATCCCATCGGGTATGCCGGATTCGGCGGCAATGCGATCACCGCGCCGGATTCCGACCACATCATCTATGCGGGAAAAAAGACCAAGGCCACCATCACGTCGTCCGATGTGACTTCCCTCGGTGATGTGGATCGCCTGGTGGCCAAGGCCGGCACCATGGGGGGCGGCGCCGGTTCCGGTGCAGCCGGTACGGACGGCAACCTTCAGACCCCGCAGATCCAGCCCATCCCGGTCGAAGGCGGCGGCAATCACTACGTCCTGCTCATGCACGAATGGCAGGAGTATGACCTGCGCACCGGCCTGACCCCCACCGGCGGCAGTTCCTGGATGGATATCCAGAAAGCCCTGGCGACCAACCTCGGCACCCGTTCCCCCATCGCCATCGGCGGTTCCGGTATGCACAACGGCGTCGTGCTGCAGAAGCACCGCAACGTGATCCGGTTCAGCGATTACGGCGCCGGTACCAACCTGCCGGCGGCCCGGGCCTTGTTCCTCGGCAGCCAGGCCCTCGTCGTCGCCTTCGGCAGCCCCGGTACCGGCCTGCGGTACTCCTGGAACGAGAGCACCCGCGACAACGGGAACCAGTTGATCATCACCAGCTCCACCATCGTCGGTATCAAGAAATGCACCTACAACGGCAAGGACTTCGGAGTGATCGCGTACGACACTTATTGCGTCAACCCGGGATAGCATGACCGACCCCTGCCGGGGCAACCCCCGGCAGGTAACAATCTTCGCGCATCAACCAAAGAAAGTGAGGTTTAAATCATGGCTCTTCAAAAATCCAGCGATGTTGTTTCTAATCGTCACCTGCTGCCGCCCGCCAAGCCGGCCCAGGCCGGTGAAGTGATGGCTCAGCGCTTCAAGCTCACCGTGGCCCCGGCCGACCTGGCCCTGAACTCCCTTTTGGGCCTGGCCGTGCTGCCCGAGAACTGCCTGCCCGTTGACCTGAAAATGCACCTGGACGACCTCGACAGTGCCACCACCCTGCAATGGACGGCCGGTATCCTGAACCTCGCCCAGGACGGCCTGGTCACCGGTTCCGAGTTGATCTCGGCGGCCACGGTCGGCCAGGCCGCCGGCGTCCAGGGGGTGAACGCCCTCGGCTGCATCCATGAACCGGCCACCTGGTTGGCTCAGTCCGGCGCCCCTGGGCTCGCCACCGAAAAGATCGTCGCCATGCGAATCACCACGGCACCGACAGGCGTAGCCGGCGATATCTACGGGACCCTGTTCTATGCGAGCGTGGATGCCAGTTTGCGGGTTTAACCAGGTCTGAACCGATTTAACCGACTATGAGCGGCGGGGGTTTGCCCCCCGCCGCACTGAAAGAAGGAACCATGGCGAAAGTTTTAATTGTTGGTGACCAGGAACTCAGAGAAGCAATCATGGCGGTTATCAAAATAGAATGCGTGGAAACCGCAATGCAAGAACATGACTACGTCGTGCATGCACACTCACCATCGTCTTTCGACAAGATGGCTGTTGCGGTGCTCATCGCTGATACGATCGGAGGCCCACCGAAGGGGGTTCAAACAATCCTGCTGATGGCCTCTTTCGAAGAAGAGGACTACGCCGAAAATCAGAAGGTGTTCGAATTCATTCATGCGCATATCGTCTCGCACATGACATCTGTTGAGCAGGTCGCAGACTATCTCAACAAGTTCTACGTTGAGCCCCCACCCTTCAGCCCCTACATGGTCGAATGCACCATCGAACGCGACGGCCCCACCGAGATCTACCAGGACGGCGTGCGGTACTTCTTCGAGAAGAACGCATGCGGCCATTATGTGTGTCTGGTCCAGCGCAATGACCACCGAAAGCGTCTGTGCTCCATCGATGGCTTCAGGATCTACCAAAAAGATAAGCTGCCCGAGCCCGAGTTCACCGACGAAGAGGTCGAGTTCATGCAAACCTGGCGCACGATGGACAAGGACTCGTTCGCCGAATTCGTAAATGGCCGGCTGCGGGAGTTCAGGCTTTCCCGCGAGAAGGTTCGCCGCATCGCGATCGAGAAATGGATCGCCCTGCATCACCGGGACAAGACCCCCATGCCCTGCCCCATAGACATTCCCGATGATCCCTTTGCTGTGGTGGATGAAAACGACCCGGCCCCCCCTGCTGATGAAAGCGAGAGCTGGACGGACGAGCAGTGGGCCTCATGGACCAATACCTGGGTGCGCCTGACGGCCGAGCGGTTCGAGAAGTTCGTGGAAGAGCAAGAGACCAAGCTGCTCAATTGTCCCGACGATGTTTGGGACCGTGCCAAAGAAAAATGGGCCAAGCTCATGCCGGACAAGCCGTGGCCGATTGATCCGGACGAGGAATAGGCGATGATCATCACCGAAATCCTGAACGCCTGCCAGAGGGTCCTCAAGGATGCCACCATCCTGCGATCAGAGCTGCTGGCAGAAGTCAACAGGCAGCAGCTTCAGGCCGCGGCCTTGTCCCGTCTGCCAAGGCTGATTCATTCCGAGAAGGTGAGAGTCCCGGCCGGCACGCCCGGGGCGCGCATGCCAGGGACCTATCACCATAGCCTGCTCACAGCGTACAGTTGCACGCATGACATCTGGCTCACGGTCAGGACCTCCAGGAAGGCGCTTTACGATGGCTACACCCTCGGCAGCCTATCTCAGATCGGCGGCCCGTACAATCTGCCATTCATCCTTGAGGATGACTCGACGACCCAAACCGCCCCTGCCAAGGAATGCGCGGTGGATGGTGTTTCGGTCGATGGATACGACATCCTGTGGGTTCGGCCGGCCGTGGCCGACGAAGAAGTCATCCGGTGCGAGTACTACCGGAAACCGGTCAACATGAATCTCACGGACAAGCTCACCCCTGATGGCATCCCCGAGGAGCTTCATTCGAAACTTCTGGTAAGCGGTACGCTGGTCGAAAAGCTGCCGGAAAGCTCACTGGATGATGGGCTCATTGCAAAACTGCTGCAACTCCATATTGCCAAATATAACGATGGGCTTGCCATGCTGCGAGAGATGTTCCCTTTCGCCCCGCGCCATACTCCAAAAGCCAGACGAAGAGTAAGGGAGTTCTGATATGGGCACCGTGCTCGGCACAAAATTGAGGGGTGATGCGTCAGTTGTCTTGCTGGACCGTTCCTTGACACGGTTCATCAATGATTACCTGGGCTGGATCAACGATGCCCAGATCACGGCCGCCGCCTTGAAGCCGGACATCAGCGTAGGCGTGCGCAACAAAGCCCTGGTCGCCGGCGTGTATCAGACCATCTCCAGCGATGCCCATGCCCTAATCCGTCCCATCCGAAACATGGGCACGGACGGCAACACCCCGGGGACACGCATCCAGACTGCCGATTACGACCTGTTCGAGAACAACAATCCGGACTGGATGAGCGCCGAACCGTCGGCCACCGTTGACGTGATCATGGTCGATGAGCGCAACGACGGCGGCTTTTTTTGCTTTCCCCCCCAGCCGGAGACCGGCCAGGGGCATATCCAGGTTGTCGAAGCTATCGTACCGCCACGCCTTGCCAACATCAATCAACCGATCACCATCAATGACATCCATGAACCGCATCTGTTTCAATACATGCTGTTCCGTGGGTATTCGGCCACGTCTTCACCCATTGCCAAGAACTCAGCCATGAGCGCCTGGAATATGTTCGTCACCGGCCTTGGCCGCAAGGACATGGTGGACAAGGTTTTCAGCCCGAACATGGCCCGCAAGATTTTGCAGGGAGAAATGCCAAATGGCGGCTAAATTCGTTGACCGTTTGCAGACTCGAATAACGAACGTCGGAGGCATCGGCGCCGCGGACGGATCGGTTGGCATCACCCCTGGGGACGGCGCCAAGATCCTTGCCGATGTTCCGTCCATCAACAATGGACAAGACTTCATCCTGGCATGGTTCAAGGACGCGGCAGCAAATCGCGAGTGTGTCAAGATCACCGGCGTATCGACCGACACCTGCACGCTCGGCCAGCGAGGTGTCAATCCCCGCTTTCCAGCCAGGGCCTGGGCACAAGGGGATATTCTCCACTTCTCGCTATGCAAATCCTCTTTCGATGGCATCGGCAAATGCGAATATGGTGCAAAGACTGCCGACTACATCATCACCGCTGACGAATTGATGATAGCCAAGACCTTCACCAATTATGGCGCATCGGCCGAAGTCAACCTGTCGCTTCCAGCCGGTGCCGCAGGCTATCGCGGCCGAATTATTGTGGCAGTCGCTCAATACTTGCGACTCACCGCCAATGGTTCTGCACGATTCAGAATGGGATCGAGCATAGGGGTCGCCGGTGGGTTTGTCCGATCCAACACGATCGGCACCATGTTCGATTTTGAATACGTCCCGGGCCTGGACCAATGGCTCCTTTCCCCGCATACCGTGCCGCTTCTGGCAGACGAATAGGGAGGATTCGATGAGAAATAGGATCAAACTGTTGGCCCCCTGGTTCCTTGCTTTGACTATGCTGCTCTATGGCGCCACCATGGGCCTTCGAGCAACCATCGACGAGATCAACCAGATTTGCCAAGGCAATACGGCGACGGCGGGCGAGATCAGCCAGGTATGCGATGGCAACTCGGCGACGGCGGCCGAGATCAGCCAGGTATGCGATGGCAACACAGCGACGGCGGCCGAATTATCTCAGCTTCACAACCAGGGGCTTGTGGCAGCAGACTTTGCAAAGCTGCTCGCGATTGCGGATTCGCAGGCCTATACGACCCTGACGCCAGGAGGTGGCTTGACTGGCACGAATGCAATCAGAATTGCGAAGATAGGCAGAATCGTAACTATGACGTGGAGTGAAATGACACACTCACTCTCGACATCTGCACAAAGTTCCGCCGGTGTTATCCCGGCGGCATATAGGCCAATTGTCCAGGTAGATCCAGTCTACAATGTTGCCATACTTCAGGATGGAGGGGGTGGCATAAAAAGAGTAAGAATCTCAACATCAGGCACCCTTACCTTTTATTATTTTAATGAAGACCTGACCTACAAGACTGACACGGTAACGGCGCCAGGAACAGTGGCCTGGATATCGGCCAATTAATCAAAGGGCGGAGACCATGCGCATCGTCCATGGCCCATTTTATGGGATGAAGCCAGGTATTGAGCCGAACTTACTGGGCCTCAATGAGGCTCAGCAGGCTGTAAACTGCAAGTTCGAGCGCGGCGACCTGCGCGCGCTCAGGGCGCCGCTCAGAATACAAACATTCGGCCTGTTGGATATCGCGACCATCTACCCATGGAATGACGGCACGAATGTCCATTGGGTGGAGACCGAAGAGGATTGCGATTACGCCGCAAGCCCGCGGATCAACGATTCGTACAGGCGCCTTTTCTTCACTGGAATGACCGAGCCGCGCTTTTTCGCCAACGACAACATATCCGGAACAGGATTTGATCCATCGGTCGATTACTACAAGCTCGGCATCCCGAAACCGACTACAGTTCCCGCGGTGGCCCGGGTCGGAGCGGCTGGAACAAGCTATCGGGCATACCGTTACACATGGTTGAACCGATATGGAGATCAGGGAGTTGGTAGCAATCCCGGATCGATTTCGGATTACTCGTCGGGCCGAGTGACAATATCCGGCATCGAGGCTGCTCCGGCGGGAAGAGCGATTGACCGGATATGGCTTTACCGTGTCAACAGTTCAGCATCAGGGTCGGAATTCCAGTTTGTTCTCGAAGCCATGTACTTCAGGGACGATACGAGTTATTCGGTCGGTGAATTCGTAGTCTATTCCAACCAGCTTTATGAATGCACGACGGTCCACCCTGCCGGCGCTTGGAATGCGGCCAACTTCACGGCCGGCGAACAGGTCGCTGTCCTCGGCGCTTCGATTGAGTCCGACACCTACCTGCCGCCGCCGGACGATATGACCGGCCCCGTCCTTTTGGACAATGGATCGATTGCCGGCATTTCGGGAAACATGATTGTCTTCAGCGAGCCGAATCAGCCGCACGCCTACCCCATGGCCTACCGCAGAGTATGCCGATACAAGCCCGTGGCCCTGGTGGTCGATGGAACCGATGTCGTTGTGGTCACCACCGGAAAACCGGTTCGGTACTATGGTCAGCACCCCGACAGCATGGCACCTTATCATATCGATGAGTGGCTACCGTGCGACCCTTCCCACAAGAGGGCTGTTTCTTCCTGGAGGGGCACGGTTTACTGGCCGAGCGTAAATGGGTGGGCGGCCTTCTCCTATGGGGATACAGTCGCTGCTGGAAACGCATCTGCCGATTTCATCGATAATAATTCCTGGCCGACTTACAAGCCGGCCATCGGCACATTCTTCAACGATCAATACATAGGCTTCAATTCAACAACGGGGATTATCTTTGACTTTGCGCGGAAGATCGTGGTGCGTGTTGATATGGCCACCGCCCACGCCGTCAGGATATCACCAGAGGACGGACTTCTCTACATGGCAACCGATGACCCGGATGCGGTCACTGGCTCCACCCCCGCCGGCGATATGCCGCTTTGCCTGAAGCAGTGGGAGGGAGATTCCGCAAACTACCTTTTCGCCAACTGGAAAAGCCGACTGAACGTTCTGGATGCTGCCGCAGAGATTGCCTACTGCCGTGTGCTTTTAGACGCGGAAGAGTTTGATGCCATTTCCGGGTTGATAGACCTGGAGGCGCTCAATGCAGGAATCTTTGCCGGGGATATTGGTGGGGCTATCGGCGACGATATCCTCGGTGATTACCTGGTCGGTGGTGATGATCTTTACGATTTGGCCGGGTTTTCGATTTCCTTGGATGTGTCCATCAAGTTTTATGGAGACGGCCGATTGGTCCATACCGAGGTGGTTTCGGCCAAAGAGACCGTCTTTAGCCTGCCCGCGGCTGACATCTATACCAAGCTGGAGGTAGAGATAAGTGGATACATCCCGGTGACCATGATCGTAATGGCGCCAACACCGGAGGAACTGCACAACTATGGCTAATCGGATCAAATTCGCAATCGCATCTGTTCCACGACCAGGGGATTGGGTTGGCACAATCGCTCTGTTGAAGAGCCTGAAACAGGCGGTCGAAAGCCTCATCGGTCAAGGAAAGAGCCAGACGCCGAAGAGAGAGCGCGCCCTTGTACCTGATGATCTTGTGACCCTTGGCCTCATCACTGAAGAGGAGATCGGCAAACTTGATCGATAACCAACTCAAGCTGGTCCAGTATTTCATACATGACGGAATTCCGTCCTACAGAGACAGCAGCCTCGCCAGTATGTACTTCCGGTCCGTCGAAGAAAAAACCATGCCGGCGCTCAACTTCGAGGGAGACCTGCCCAACGCGGAGGCCTTCATTCGAGCGGCCAAATCCGCTTTCTTTTTCGCTGAGTTTTTCCACAAGAATACAAGTTGCGGATTCACCTGGCTCAATCGCTTTGAACATCGACGTGCGCATGCCCATTTCTGTTTTTGGAGACCGTCTCCCGGTCCGTCTCCACTTGTGCTCGGGCCGATGGTCATGGAAAGCCTGCTCAACCTGAAGCATGCCCAGGGCGGCTATCTGATTGACTGCATATGGGGCATCGCCCCTGCGGCCAACGTGCCGGCTGTCATGGCCTTGAAGGTGTGCGGCGTCACCGTGAGCGCCACCGTCGAAAATTACATCTGGGACGCGGCTTCACAGAAAAGTGTGGATGGTGTCCATTTCCATATTACCCGGTCAGCGTTCAAAAAGGAGTAAGTCCGATGAAAATCTATACAAAAATCGTCATCGATATCGACACCATGCTGGTAATCGATGAGGTATCGGAAGAATACCATGGGCCCGTTGCACTCTGCAAGGGCGGCGGAAGCTCGACCACTAACACACAGGACCCTGTTTATAACGCCGGCATGCTGGCCATCAGTCAAGAACAGCAAGAAATGGCCGACCAGCTCTTCAATCAGTATATGTACGGCGTGGCCTACAACCCTAATGAGACGGTGTGGGGCAAGACCATCGACGGCAAGTGGGTGAACGCCGATCAGTTCAAGAACGATCCGAACGCCACGCAGTATTTGATCGAGAACCCGGAGTGGACAAAGTGGAATAAGGCCAACCAAACCGAGGGATCGTTTGAAAATTTTGACTTTGCCACCGGCAAGCCCAAGCCCGAGCCTGAACGCTTTATCGCCAACCAAAATGTATTGGAACAGCGCACGCGCGGCGATATCGAGGGGTACGACCCCAAGGCCCAGACGTCCGAAGCTCAATACTACCAGAACGTCGTCAACGCCAATCAAAGCCTGCTGGGCGCCCAAACCGAAGCAGAGCTGGCCAATCTTGGGCTAACAATGGATCAGATCAAGTCCCAGCGTGAACTTCTACCACTTAAGACCAGCATCGCCAAAGAATATGCGACTCGGGCGATGGAGCCGCTCAATGTGGGACAAAAGATGGACGAAGCCCAGGCTGGAGTGCAGCAAGCGTATGATCTTGCCGGCAAAGACTTCGAACGAAAAATGTTCACATCCGGCGTGAATGCTTCTGACCCTGGATACGCTGCGTCCGTCGATACCCGTAAGATATCTATGGCTAAGGACATTGCGGCGGCCAGAACCCAGGCCAAACAGACCGCCGAGGATACGCAATTCAGTCGCCTGCAAGGCGCCATGAGCGCATTATAGGAGAAGGCATGCCATCTATACTTCCGAGAGTTGGCTCAGGGTCTGGCGGCGGTTTCCATGACCGCTCTCAGGGACACATGCAAATGGCAATCGGCGCCAGGTCCGCCATGCGGCCGAATTCCAGGACTGAGACCGAGCCACCCCCGAAGACGGTCGGTGGCGGGATGATGTCCGGAATCGGGGGAGCCGCGGCGGGCGCCGCCATAGGCGCACAATATGGATCGTCTGGCGGTCCATATGGCGCCGCCATCGGTGCCGTGGTCGGAATTCTTGCCTATGCCCTGAGCTAAAGGAGAATACACATGGCTGACCAATGGGGAAGACCAACCTTTGCTGATTTCATGGCGATTTCCAACCAATGGAATCAGTCCCAACAGCAAGCCCATCTGCGCGAGCAACGGGCGAAGACCCAGGAATACGGCCGCCGCCTGACCGCCGGGGAATCCATCGACCCAAAGGAAGATGGGTACAGCTTCGATGCCCACATGAATGCCGCGTCTGCCATCGCATCCACCCGCAAGGACAACGCCGAGGCCGACAAGATCATCAGGGAGCAAAAGCAGGCCCAACTAAACGATCTCATCACCGCCGGCGAACAGAAGCTGAAGGGTGGAGATACGGCCGGCTTCTGGGATGACATGGGCAAGGCGTATCAGTTCATGCCGGACGGCAACAAGATTGTTGGTTTTTCCAAGGATTATTCGAAGATGGTGATCGAGACGCCTACAGGACAGCGCGCCTACCGCGACACCCCGGACCCGCAACAGGCCCTTTCAATGGCCAAGGCGTTTTCGAACAAATTCCAGGAAACAGACCAGAAGTTTACCGAGTGGCGCCGCACCAAAAACGCCGAGTTGCTATCAAAACCCGACGTTTGGGTAGATTCCAAGGGGCGCGCTGCAAACCATTACACCATGATCGGCAAGGGCGGCGAGATCATCGAAACATTGATAGACCCTCAGACCGGGGAAATCCTTGGCGGGTTCGATCCAAACACTGAGCAATTCGTCAAGCCACAATCGGACTTCACCCCCTGGCAAGGCCGCAAGCAGATTTTGGACATCAAACGGCAGCCGATGCAGGAAAAAAAAGATGCCGCCGAGTTGGAGGGCATCCAGGCAAGGACGGATGCTTCCCGCGCCCAGGCCGAAAAGGCGCGCACCGAGGCGACCGGCGCCAAGCCTGCCGATAAGGCCAAGCAGTACAAGGCCGACCTGGAAGTCATGCTCAAGCCGTTCGCCGGATCGAAAGCCACCTATGACGATCAGGGCAACCTCACCGACGAAGGCAAGACGGCCCTCGATGCTGCCCAGCGACTTGCAGGCAAATACCAGCGCAAAGAGCAGTTGACCCCCGACGAGCAGGCAAAAGTCCAGCATGCTCTCAGGGCATGGGATATTTACCAAAAGATGTCCCAGGACGTTTACGGCAGGTACCAGAACAACAGCGGAGCAAGCTGGAAGGATGTTGATAAAAGATGAGCATCGACGCCTTTGTTGCCGACCTTCAAAAGAAGTCCGGCGGCATGTCCTACGACGAACGCCGCCGTATCGCCACCGATGAATTCAACTTAAACCTTGCAGACCAGGAATTCTTCTCCCTACCATACGACGAACAGAACCGCATCCGAGAAAAGTTTATCGGCATGGTGGCGCCTGTAAAGGAGATGGTAGCTGGGCCAGAAGACCAGGCTACTGGCGAGGCGTACCGGCGGGAGATGAAGGCTGCGGAACCGCCGGCGCAGCAAAGCATGGTTGCAGGCGGCCAGGGGGATTTACCCGCCCAGGAGGACTTCGGCGGCAGTGGTGGGTTCTTCGACACGGCCGGAGAAGAGACCATCCCCAAAGCCAAGCGCGTAGCCGACGCATGGCGCAAGGGCGATGCCCAGACCAAAATCGGCCTGCTGAGATCCCGCCAACTCATGGGGGAGGACACCCCGGAGATCCGCGACGAGATTGAAAAGCTCAAAAAGTCCATGCCCCCCGAGTTCAAGGGCGACCGCAGTTTGATCGAGCAGGCTTTCTCTGCATCAGCCGAAATGCTCCCCACTATGGCCGAGGGCATCAAACAAGGCGCCACCCGGGGGGCGATGCTTGGCGCCGGATTCGCCGGCATGGCAGCCGTCGCCGGTCAGACAGGCCCGCAGGTGGCCCTCCCCGAAGAGGCCGTCACGGTCCCTGTCACCTTCGCCACCGGCTACACCATCGGCCAGGTGTCCGGATCTATCGAGAGCATCGGCAAGATCGAGGCCGGACTTGCCTATGACGAGCTGCTGGACCTGAAGGACGCCGATGGCAACCGGCTGGACCCGACGATTGCCAAGAGCGCGGCAGCGGCCGTGGGGGTGGTCAACGGCGCCATCGAGATGTCCCAGATCGGCCTCCTACTGAAGACCATCCCGGGAGCCGACAAACTTGTGGCCAAGGCCGTCAACCGGGCAGTCGTTAACACGATCAAGAACAAGACTCTCCACGGTGTGGCCCTGCGCGCTGCCGGCAAATACGGCGGGGTGGTTGCTGCCGAGACCGGCCAGGAGATTTTGCAGGAAAGCACCAATATCCTGGCCACCGAGGTCGCCAAGGAAATCGATAATGAAAGCGATATCCCGGCCGCCACACGCCAGGACATAACCAAGAGGCTGCTCGATACCGCCAAGCAATCCGCCCTCGCCTTTTCCCTCATGGCCGCCCCAGGCACTGCCGTCAGCACGGCAAGGGACGCCAAAGGCGTGCTGCTCGATCAAGGCGAAGAAGCCGAGACACCCGAAAGCCTTCTGGGGGTTGAGCCGCTTCAGCCACCGGATATAAAAACGGTACCGCCGGGGACCTTCGAGAAACAGGCCGAGGAGCAACGTCAAAAGCGCTCGCCGCTCCAGCCTTCAGAGATCAGAACGGCTCCCCCGGGAACGGTCCGCGACCAGGCCGACACCCTCGACGCCGAGGAGGCCGCGGCCGCTTATGACGAAGAGGCACTGACGTCTCAGGCAGTCGCTATATCACCTGATGTATCAGCAGCCGTGCATGCCCAGAAAACGGCGCCCCCACTTGCCCCCACCCAGCAGACCAAGAGAAAGTATGCCGACCTTTCCCGGGATGAACTGGTCAAGCGCACATCCAACCTGATCGCCGCACAGCATAAAAGGGGCCTTTCGGAGAAGCAGGCTGCGAACCTGGCCGAACTGAAGGCCGAGATGACCTCCCGGGGAATCACCCCTGCCGACGAGTCAGCCGCGGCCATCGACGAGGCCCTCGGCGTCCAGGAAAAGGGCGCCCGCGAACAGGCAAGCCGCGAGGCCATCGCGGGATTGACGGCCGAAACCGGCAAGTCTGCCCAGCAGTCGGCCCAGGATATGCTCGTCGAGGAGGAGTTGCTCAACAACCGCATCCAACGCGAACGGCTGCCGCAGGCCCGCCAGGTGGCCGCCGAGAATCCGGACCTTGTCAACACCATCACCAACCTGGATAAAGCACCGAGCCCCGAGCGTGCCGAACAGGCCGTTGCCCAGGCCAAACTTGAAACGGTTGAAAGGGAACTTGGCGGCTCGATCAGTGACGCAGCCCCGGAACGATTGCAGCAAGCCTTCCTTGTTTTCCGTCAGCAGCGCCGGCCCGACCTTGAAAAGATCGTCCAGGGTGAGCAGGACGCCCGCGTCCAGCGCGCCGAATGGCTGAAAGAAGCCCGGAAGCCGGCCGACAAGGGCGGGCCCACAACGCTCGGAGGGTTCCTACGCGCCATTGGTGGGATTAACCCCACCAATCAAAAGAGCGACCTGTCTTTCAGGAGCGATGCCGCATCCAAAGCCAAGATCTTCAGCAAGACCGGCGTCGAGATGGAAAAGGCCAAGGAACTTGCCGTCCGTGAAGGATGGATGCTGCCATCCGATGACCTCGAAGATATCCTGATGAATACCCCGGACACATTGAAGAGGGGTAAGCTGAACACCGACACCCCGATCACCAAGAACCAGAAGGCCCAGGCCGCTGCCTTTCAGGAATCTGCGACAGCGCCCGACGAAATGCCGCCGGATTACGACAAGGAAGGGGCCTATAGACGCATTACCGCGCGCGATCTACCAGAAGGCAGCAAGGTTGGCCTTGTCATCGATGGTCGCTATGATCGCTTCACCGTTGTGTCCAATGACGTGTTTGGCGATGAGGTCGTCCTTCGCGGAACCGATAGCCAGTTTTCGATTGATCCATCGAAAATGATCGAGGTCAGTACCCAAGATCTTCCCGAGCAGGCACAAATATCAGGCCGGCGCACGGTGGACCGTGGCGAGGCTGACCGCCGGACCGATACCGAGCTTCGCGCAAAATATGACGCCATGTCCAACGACGAGCGGTTCAAGGCGCTCTATGAAGACTCGCTTACGGGACTTGGAAACCGACGCGCTTATAATGAATCCCCACGCAAGCCGGCCCAGGTGTCGATCGATGCCGATGGCTTGAAGTGGGTCAACGATACTTTTGGGCACAAGGCCGGCGACGAACTCATTCGCCGCATTGCCGATGGCCTGAAAAACACATCCCTGAAGGCATACCATCCGAGCGGGGATGAGTTCTGGGCCGAGGCCGACGAAAACATTGATGTTGACGGCGAGATCAAAAGAGCCAAGGATTACCTATCTGCCAACCCGGTCACCGTCAGCTTGCCGGATGGCACAACAAAGACCTTTGTAGGAGCTTTCTCATATGGAAAAGGACGAAGCCAGCAAGAAGCCGAACAAGCCCTTAAAGGTGACAAGGCTCAACGTGAACTTTCGGGAGAACGGAGACCCCGAGGGGCAGAGCCTCCAGGAGTTTTGGGAAAAGGCGCCGAAGGGCGCAAAGATAGTGATCGGCGACACGACGATCATCAAGAAATAGACACTCTCGCCAACGAAGCGGCCACTTCGCCGCAAAATAACCTATCAGAGCCCACCGAAGCACAGAAAGAAGCCGGCAACTATAAAAAAGGCCATGTCCAGGTTCAGGGCATGGACATCACGATCGAGAACCCCCGCGGGTCCACCCGCTCGGGCGTTTCCAAGTCCGGAAAAGCCTGGCGCGTTGAGATGAAGAACCATTACGGTTACTTCAAGCGAAGCGAGGGCAAGGACGGCGATCAAATCGATGTATTCCTCGGCCCGCACCCGGAAAGCGCCAAGGCGTTCATCGTCGATCAGATAGATCCTGAAGCCGGCAAGTTCGATGAGCACAAGGTCATCATGGGGGTCGATTCGGAGCAGGCGGCCAAGAAGGCCTACCTGGACAACTACGAAACGGGATGGAAAGGCCTTGGCGCCATCACCGAGATATCGACCGACGATCTGAAAGAGTGGGTCAAGTCCGGACGCAAGCGCCAGCCATACGGAAAGCTTGCCGCCCCCGAAAAGACCAAGATGCAGAAGGCCGCCGAGTCGTACAAGGCATATATCGAGAGCCTCACCGATGATCAGCGGGCCATGGTGGCCGATCTGATTCAGGAAGTCCCCAAACAGCCAGCCATGCTCGAATGGCAAATCAAGAAAGCGGTCGCGGCGCGGTCGAAGAAGGCGGCCGAAAGCAGCGGCTCAAAAACGGTAGAAAATGAGTCGAACAAAGAATTGCGACTCACCAATGAGCCTCAAGACAAAGATCTATCGGTCTCAGGCCAGCGCCGAAACTTACCAGGCAATGACAATCTTTGGTACACGGTTCATAAGAACCTGGACAAGTCGTATGCGGTGACAATAGGGCATCACACGGACTCGTCGGTCGCCCGGGTCTACGGCCAAGGAGACACGGCAAAGGCCGCTTATACCAGGGCGGTTGCCCAACTGCGCCCTGACATTCGCGAAGCAGCCGGGGAGAAGAAGCTGACCTTCGATGAGTTCGAGAAAGCATACCGATACGCTTTCGAGCAGGGCCATAAGTACACCCCCGGCCAGGCCGGTTTTTACACTTGGTCCGAGAAGATGGCCGAGCTGTCCGACGAATATCCGGAATGGGCCGAGGCCGTCGAGAACAAGCAGCCCGAGAAGCAGGAAGGCGAGGCCCCCAAGCGGCCCGCCATCTTGGAGGCCAAAGCCCAGACCGGAAACGCGGCCAAGAATATCGCTCGTCTGCTGTATGGCCTTGGCATCCAGGACGAGATTATGGCCGGCGAGGACTTCCACCGGCGCATTAAAAACCCGCCATGGCAAGACCTGGTAATCGAGCGTCACCAGCATCATACCGGACCACAGGCGATATACTTGACCCATTACCGCGAGCAGAACGGCGATTTGATAGGTGACGGTGAAATGGTTTTTGCCGTCATGCCTGACGGCCGACTGCGGCTGATCGAAACGGCCGTTCAAAACGCCATGACCGGCGGCGAGATGCGCGCCAACGATTACACCTTCGCCAACATCTTTGCCAAAAACCTGATCGCTCAGGGGTTCGATAAGGTTGCGGCAATGGCAGATGTGAAAAAGGAGTCTGCTTCGGCTGTTGGCAGGGAGTCTTTCATCGCATCAATGGAAAGCACCGGTAAGGCCGTTGACGCTGAAGGGAAAACGTTCAAGCTCGTCAAAGAAACACAAGGATATAGCGTTGCAGTCCTCAACGAAGATGGGCGCAAAGCGTCCCACATGCAGGGCCCATCAGGACATGGTTGGGGATGGAAGAAAAATGAGGCCATCCGCCAAGCCGCAATCCGTGCGGTGTTTGATGACAAAGCCCCTGCAACGCCTATCGTTACGAAATTCGAGATCGGCGATACTGTGAGGCCAAAGCCGGGTAGCGGCGTTAGCGAGAAAAACGGCGGGCGGGTCCAGCATATCAGGACGCATGAAGACGGTTCACAGCATATCAAGACCGAGAATTCGGGCAACTTGCACTTCAAGGCGTCCGATTTTGAGATAGTAGAAAAAGAGCATGCCATCGAAGCGCAGCCGGCGGAAGAATCCATCACCAACACCCCCAGCCGTAATCTGGCCGCTTGGGTTAAGGACCAGATCGACGCCGATAAACGGTTCGACTGGCGCGACTTGTTCGAGCAGGCGAACAAGGAGTACGGCGGAACTCAGGCGCAGGGCAAGTACACTCCCAAGGACGCCTATGACGCCATGGAGATGGGTGTCAATCTATGGTTAACACAGAACCTTCCGCTTAGAACAATTCGTGGAGACTTCGGTGGTCGTGAACTTTCTCCCATGGAAACCATTGATCGACTGAAAGAGTTGATCTCGAAGCTGCCGACTCAGACCAAACGCACCGAGGAGCAGCAGCAGTTCCAGCAGTTCTCCACCCCTCCCCCGCTGGCCTTCGCGGCCAATTGGGTGGCCAACCTGCAACCGGAAGATGTCTACCTTGAACCGTCTGCCGGCATAGGGGGCCTTGCCATTTTCGCCAAGGGCAACGTCGCCAAGGTTCATGTCAACGAACTTTCCAAGCGCCGCGCCGAGTTGCTCAAGGCTCTCGGGTTTGAGAACATCACCACTGAAAACGCCGAGCAGTTGGACAACATCCTGCCCGAAGATGTCAGGCCCACGGTGATCGTCATGAACCCGCCCTTTTCGTCCACCGCCGGCCGTGTGGAACGCAACAAGACCAAGTACGGCGCCCAGCACGTCGAGCAGGCCCTGGCCAGGCTGGAGGATGGCGGGCGCTTGGTGGCCATCGTCGGCCGTGGCATGGCCGACAACGCGCCAATCTTTCATGATTGGTGGACTCGCATCAAGAAGAAGTACAACGTGCGCGCCAATATCGGCATATCCGGCGCCGATTACACCAAGTACGGCACGTCCTTTGACAACCAGATCCTGGTGATTGACAAAACGGGTCCGAGTGGGCAAAATATCGTCAAAGGATTTGTCGACCATTTTGAAGATCTGCCCACTTTGCTGAAGGGAGTGCGCGATGAGCGACAAAAGCCTCGAACAAGTCAACCGCCTGCCAGTGAACCAGTACGCCAAGACACTTCTGAGTCAGTACGGCGGCCAACCGAACCCAAGCGAAATCCACGTTCTGAACCTGCTGCGCCTGGCGATGGAGAGCGGCAAGGTGGATCTGGAGCGACGCCTGGGTGGAGATCTGGAGCAGTCAGTTCTGAGTCTGATCGACATGCAGACTTGGAATCCGCAGAAGGTGGCCAGCCTGCTCGACCTGGAGAACCTGGACAACCTGAGCCCCGAGTCGCTGATCGAAGAACTTCTGGAGAGGGTCAACGACCTCGAAGTCCAGAATCAAATCTAAAAGTCGAGAACGAGGCGCACAAAGAGCGCCGTGAACTCACCGACTCCATCTTTGAGTCCTACCGGCCCAAGGCCAAGATCGAGGGTAACCGGCCCCACCCCACCCCGCTGGTCGAGTCCGCGGCCATGGCTGACACCGAGGCGCCGGACGCCACATATTCCCCCTCCCTGCCCAAAGAGGTCATCCAAGGCGCCAAGCCCGGGGACCCCCGGGGGCTATCCGAAGTACAATTCGAATCCGTGATCTATGCCGGGCAGTCGCACGCAAAGAGGCTCCCGTCGGGAGCACGGAGGGGATTTTTCATCGGCGATGGCACCGGCGTTGGCAAGGGCCGGGAGATATCCGGTATCCTGCGAGACAATTGGGAGAAAGGCCGCAAGAAGGCCGTCTGGATATCCGAGTCATGGGACCTGATCAACGACGCCGAGCGCGACCTGCGCGACAGTAGGTGGGACGATGGTGTCAATCATCTGTTCTCCCAGAAGTCGTACAAGCTGGGCGCCTCGCTCGAAAAGCCCGAGGGTATCCTTTTTACGACTTACAGCACTCTGCGCGGCGGTTTTTCAGAGTACAGAGAGGATCAACCAGAGTCATTCAACAACCTGAACATTCGGCTGAACCAGCTCGTTAACTGGCTGGGAAAAGATTTCGACGGCGTGATCGCCTTCGACGAGTCCCACAACATGGCAAATGCTGCGCCGAAGAAGGGCGAGCGTGGGGTCAAGAAGCCGTCGCAGATGGCCTTGGCAGGCATCGCATTGCAAAGGCGCCTGCCTGAAGCCCGGGTCGTCTATGTGTCGGCAACCGGTGCAACCGAAGTAGAGAACCTGGTTTACGCCGACCGCCTTGGCCTATGGGGTGAAGGCACACCCTTCAACGACTCCATCAGCTTCGTTAACGAAATTTCCCGGGGCGGCATTGCCACCATGGAGTTGATCGCCCGCAATATGAAATCCCTCGGCCTCTATCTGGCCCGTTCACTGTCCTATGATCAAGTCAAGTACGACCGGCTTACCCACACCTTGGATAAGTCCCAGGCGGCCAAATACGATGAGTTGGCCAGAGCTTGGCAATCGGTGCTGCACAATATCGACGAGGCTGTCAAAATCACCGGCTCCGACAAACAGTCGGCCAACTATTCAGCCTTCTGGGGTGCGCATCAGCGCTTCTTCAATCAAATCATCACCACCATGCAGATGCCAACCGCCATCGATGCCGTCAAGAAGGATGTCGAGGCCGGCAATGCCGTCGTGCTCCAGCTCGTGAACACGGACGAGGCACAACAAGAGCGCGCCCTGAATCGCCGAGAGGAAGGCCAGGAGCTTGAAGACCTGGATATGACCCCGCGCGAAAACTTGATGGCCTACCTGGAGAATAGCTTCCCGATCCAGCAGTTCGAGGAATACACCGACGAGAACGGTACCATTCGCAAGCGTCCGGTTTACGATGACGACGGCAAGCCGGTGATCAACCGGGAGGCCAAGGCCATGCGCGATCAATTGCTGTCCAACGTCGCATCGATCGTCATGCCCAACGGGCCGCTCGATTTTCTCATCCAAGAGCTTGGCCACGAGAACGTGGCCGAGGTCACCGGACGCGGCCGTCGCATCATCACCAACACCAAGACCGGAAAGCAGGAGATCGAGAAGCGATCGAGCAAAGCAGTTCAGGCCGACGTCGATCAATTCCTGGACGACAAGAAACAGGTCTTGGTCTTTTCCGGCAAAGGGGCCACCGGGCGCAGTTTCCATGCGGATAAGCGCTTCAAGAACCAGCGTCCCAGAAAGCATTACCTTATTCAGCCCGGGTGGCGGGCCGATAAGGCCTTGCAGGGGCTTGGCCGGACTCACAGGTCCAACGAAGTGAGCGCGCCCGAATTCATCCTGGTCACCACCAATCTGAAGGGCCAGGCCCGCTTCTTATCCTCCATCGCCCGCCGTCTGGACCAGCTCGGGGCCCTTACCAAGGGGGAGCGCAAGACCGGCAGCCAGGGGATCTTCCAGGCCCGCGATAATCTTGAAAGCGACTATGCCACCGAGGCCCTGACCAAGTACATCGAGGATGTCGTGCATGGCAAAGCCAAGGTCTCGTTCGATGACTTCGAATCACAAACCGGCCTTGTCCTGGTGAACCCGATATCGGGGGGCATCGAAGTGCCGCCGATCGTCAAGTTCCTCAATCGCTTGCTCTCCATGGAGATCGATACCCAGAACATGGTTTTCGATGAATTTTCGGCAACCATGGACAGGGTGATCCAGGACTACGCCGACACCGGCCGGCTCGATGTCGGCATCGAAACCATCACCGGCAACAAAGTCGAGAAGGTGGATGAGCAGATCGTCTATACCGACCAGGACACCGGCGCTTTAACGAAATACGTTCAGATCGATGTCACCAACCCCACCGATCTTATGACCTTCGACAAGGCCCAGGAGCATTTCCTCGAGTCGGGGGGATTCTACCGGAACAAGGCCAGCGGAAGGGTTTGGATATCTTCTGGGCTTCGATCAAAGACGGACTCAAAAGGGAACCCGTATCAGTACCGCGCCTTGACATCGCCTCATAAGACCAACCAGATCAAGGAGGTCGCAGACCTTGAGGGCGAGAAGTGGGAAAAGCTGAACGCCAAGGAGGCCCGGAAGGCATGGCAGGCCGAGTACGATGCGGCCCCAAAGACCAGCACCGCACGGCATCACCTGATTACCGGAAACATTCTGCCGATCTGGAACCGATTGACCGGCAAGGCCACCGTCTATCGTATGCAGACCGATGACGGTGAGCGGTACCTGGGCCGCGTGATCCCCACCGAAGACCTGCAGCAAACCATGCTGGCTCTCGATATCGCGTCCGGAAAAGTCGAGGTATCCCCGGAAGAGATCAAAGAGCGGGTAATGAACCAAAGCGCCCTGGTCCGCTTGTCCGATAAATGGGCGATCAGGCGGGCGGTCGTTTCTGGTGATGAGCGCATCGAGGTCATTGGCCCCGATTACGATACGATCCATTGGGCTCGCCAGGTCGGCCTGATTGTTGAGAACATCCAGTACCGCAACCGCTATTTTATCCCGACCAATGGCCAGGCCGCCGGCATCATCAAGAAGGTGATCGACTTTAAACCGATCATCTCCATCGAAGCGAAGGCCGGACCGCGTCTGACGCCGATGTTTTCGCGGCGGCACATTGACAAGAAAGGCAAGGCCAACGTACCATCGAAGCGCAAACTTCAAAAAGGCCATGACTATGGAACAATCACCGAAGCCGCCGAGCTGCTCCGAAAAGCCATCGAAGATTATCAATCTCGACCGATACCTACCGGCACAATCACTGAAGCCCCCCAAGCCATGCCTGACGGTCCTCATGCTTTCGCGCAAAGACTCGCAGCAATCTTCGGAAAGCAAGTAACCCACGTCTATAACCATCGCCCTGATCTGGTGGACTTCGATGGCGTGACCATCGGCAACAACCGCATTTACCTCAACGCCACATCAAAAAAACCGCACATGACCGTCGTGGGGCATGAGTTGCTCCACGAACTTCGCCGCGACCATGAGGACCTCTACTTCCAGTTTCTGGACGCTGTGCGTGACCTGATCCGGAACTTCGACGAGTACCAGCGGCGCATGGATGAATTGACCAAAAGGGAAGGTGTCAATCTGTCAGAAGATCGGGCCATGGAAGAGCTGTTGGCTGATTTTGTTGGCGATCAGATGGGAGAAAAGGAGTTCTGGGATGCACTGGCCAAGCGCCAGCCATCCATTTTTCAAAGCATCGTTGATGCCGTCAAGAAGTTCCTGCTGAAGATCATAAACCGGCTTCAAGTGACCCCCGGTGCCCCCTCGCCCTACATCAAGGATATCCAAGCCGCCCGGGAAGCGGCCGCCGACGCCTTTGCCGAGTATGCGAAGCGGCAGGCCGCCGGCGCGACCGCGGCGCGCAACAAAGGAGCCCGACTCATGTCGGCGCCAAAGGCGGATAAGTGGTATTCTCAGATGCGCAACGTGATCGCGCAGAAGATGACCAACGGGCCGGCCGCGCAGGTAAAGGCCACTCTGGAGTCCTGGGCGAAAAAAGGGGAATTCAAGGCCGAGGAGCTGGAATGGTCCGGCCTGCTCCAATGGTTCGAAGAGCAAAATGGAAAGGTTATAAAGCAGCAGGTTTTGAACTATCTGGACTCCAATGCCGTGCAGGTCATTGATGTCGAGAAGTCCGCTGATTCTGAGGATATCCTAAAAGATACGAAATTCAGCCAGTATCAGCTCCCCGGAGGCGAGAACTACAAGGAGTTACTGCTGACGTTGCCGCAAAGGCCTGACACGCAGACATTATGGAAACGTGAGTGGGAAACATTTACAGCATCAATGCGTGAAAAATATGGATACGGCTGGGCAAGTTACGAGAACAGAAAAAAGCTTTCAGCCGAAGACTTGAGCACCCTTCGGCGTCTGGAAAAACTATCTGATGAATTTGGAAATCTGTTTGATCGTAGCGGAGTAACCGAGTTCCATTCTTCCCACTGGTCCGAACCCAACGTCCTCGCCCACGTCCGCTTCAACGACCGCACCAGCCCGAACGGTAAAAAGATGCTTTTCATCGAGGAGATCCAAAGCGATTGGCATCAGAAGGGGCGCAAGAGTGGGTATAAAGGCATATTGCCTGAAGGGTGGGTAGTGAAAGAGTCTCGGCCAACGTCTGCCCGTCTTGGTAACCCATGGGCAGTTTACGATAAAAATGGCCAGCAAATATTCGCCGATAAGACCAAGGAGCTCGCAGTGCAGGGCGCCATGGAAATATCCGGCGCTGTCCCAGACGCCCCCTGGAAAAAGACTTGGCCCATGCTGGCCTTCAAACGCATGGTCCGCTACGCCGCAGAAAACGGCTTTGACGCCATCTCGTGGACGCCTGGTGATGTGCAGGCCGAGCGGTATGATCTGAGCAAGCACCTCAAAGAAGTTCGTATTGAGGCTTCACTGATAGACTCGCCTTATCACAGCCTGATCGGTGTCGATCATAGAGACAGGCCGGGTATTGATAGAACGATATCCAAAGAGGATGATATCGCTGATTATATCGGGAAAGATGCTGCTGAAAAACTGCTCGCTCAAGAATGGGAGCGTAACCCAAATGGTGGTTGGATAAAACGGCTTTCCGGCCTCGATCTCAAGATCGGCGGCGAAGGTATGAAGGGCTTCTATGACCGCATCCTCCCCGCCGAGGTCAACGCCTTCTTCGGCAAAAAGGTTTGGGGCCATGGCAAGGTGGTGCAAGGTGAGATTTCAACCGATTCATTTACGGACGGTCAGTTTGAAAAACTACCGCTCGATGCCCTGAATGAAGATGGAAATCTCGTTGTGCATTCACTTCCCATCACCCCTGAGATGCGCCAAAAGGCCCTGCGCGAGGGCATGCCCCTGTTCGCCCGCAAGAACGATAAGAAGATTGATCACGCCGAAGTCTTGTCTCCTGAAGTTCAGGTCCGCATGAAGGCCGCCAGGGGGGTTCCGCTTGCCAAGGTTTGGGAAAGGATTGTCGAGGACCTGAAGGAGTTCGGCCGACAACGGGCCCACTTCCCATCCCTGCAAAAGATCGTTGACAAGGCCCTGCGCGCAAAGCTCAACGACCTGCTGCGCATCCACCAGGAGATACCCGAAACCGTCAAGCTGAAGGCCATCCAGATGATCCAGGGATTGACCCGCGACTTGTCGAAAGACGGATTCGAGGTCTATCGCATGAACATCATCCTGGCCGACATGGCCCGGGATATCAATAAGGGGCTGCTTGATGACGGCCATCTGCCGTTTGGATTCAAGACCAAGGAGGAGGTCCTCAAGGCCCTTGATGATTACAAGAAGCTGGTCGTCGATAACCCGGAGGTATCCCGGGCTCTCACTCGCCGCAACGACATGATCAACGGCATCAAGGAGCGCCTGGTCAAGGCCAAGCTGCTGAAGCGTGAGGTTCTGGACGATGAAGACTATTTTCATCATCAGGTGCTTCAATACTGGACCGACAAATATGGGCTTTCGGTTGGGTCCGGCGAGGTCCGAACCAAGTGGCGCCCCTGGATGGCCGCCCGCAAGGGATCTGCCCTCGATTACAACACCGAGTACGTCGAGGCCGAGTTCATGGCCGTGTCCCAGCAATTGGCCCAGCTTGAAACGGTCGAGACGCTCAAACGCATCAAGGCCGAGGCTGACATCTATTCAGACCTGAAATACCAGGCCAAGGATCAGAATTGGACCAACCTTTGGGAAAAGCTCCGCGCCGAGGGCCGTCTCGATGTAGATCCGCTCACCGGTGAGGAAAAGAGCAAGGAGTTGCAGGCCATCAAGGCGATGATCGCCTGGTCGAACGAAGGTCTCGGGCGCATGGCCGCCGAGGACAAGCTGGAATATGACAGCGATTGGTCCGACTTCGTGCAGGCCCTGGCCGATGCCTACAACAATCACCGCGACTTGAAGGAGATGGAGGACAACATCGGAGACGTCGGGAGCTTTGGGTTTGACGACCCCCGGTGGTTCCATTTCCTATCCTACCTGCTGGACCGCAAGCTCAATGGCGCCAACTATTCGGCCACCATCTTTAAGGCCATCAAGGAGCGTGACCGCTTTATCAAAAACGAGTTGGGAGATAACTTCCTCACCTTCCAGAACCTCATCCCCGAGGGTTACACCACCTGGAAGCCTGAACCCGGGAAAGGATGGTTCTGGGCATCGACCGTCACCGAGTCCATGATCAACCGAATGATTGCCGGCGAACTGGACCCCAAGGACGCCGAATTCCGCAAGGTGCTGGCCCGCGGCCGTGAGTTGATCTGGGTGATCCCCCAGGGGCTGGCCGAAACCATGGATAAGTTCTATGAGACTTCCGAGCCGTCATGGCTTGGCAAGAAGGCCGATTGGCTGCAATCGTTCTGGAAACAATACATCCTGCTGAACCCTTACAGTGTGCTGCGCTACAACCTGAATAACATGAGCGGCGACTTGGATATCTGCCTTGCCTATGCTCCGGAAATCGCCTCCAAGCACTATGCCTTCAACGCGGCCAAGGACCTGCTGGCCTTCATGCACGGCAAGGAGATGCCCACGGCGCTAAAGAGCGAACTCACCGAAGCCCGGCGCCTTGGCGTTATCGGGTCCGGGTTTTCGGTGCAGGAGGTCAACGACGTTCTGAAGGTGCTCTCGATGGATGGATTCGTTAAGCACGCAATCCTCCAGGAGTCACCGAGCAAGGCTTCGCCGAAGACCTGGATTGAGAATTATTGGAAATTTGTGCAGCAGATGACAGGCTTCCGCGAAAACGTGCTGCGGCTTGCGGCCTACCGTTTCTTCAAGGAAAATGCGGACAAGCGGCTCTATGGCGTTTCCAAAGTCGAAGAGGTCAATGCCATCGAGGACAAAAACGAGCGCGCCGCCAAGCTGGCCCGCGAGCTGCTGGGAGATTACGGCAACATCAGTAAGACCGGTGAGTGGCTGAGGAAACGCTTGATCCCCTTCTATTCCTGGCTGGAGATCAATGCCCCGCGCTACGTCTACATGATGCGCAACTCCAAGTACGAGAACCGGGAGACCGGTTCGGCCGCCGGCCGGGTGGCGGCGGTCACCGGCAAGCGGATGGTCATGTCAGCCGCCAAGCTGGCCCTGCGCGCCAACATCCTTTACGGCTTGATCATGCTCTGGAACATGCTGCTCCATCCGGACGAAGAGGAGGAGCTTGGCGAGTCCGGCCGACGCCAATTGCACCTGATTCTTGGAAGGCGTGAAGATGGTTCGATTATGACGGTACGGTTCCAGGGCGCCTGGTCCGATGCCCTATCCTTCTTCGGTCTTGAGGATTGGCCCCAGGATGTAAAGGATGTCGTTAAGGGCGGAATGAGCCTCGGGGAAAAGACGATCGCCATGGCCAAGGATGCCTACAGCGCGCTCGTCAATCGAGGCGTGCAGTCCTTGCGACCCGACATCAAGTCGTTTGGCGAAGTGACCAGCGGGTACACGCTTTACCCCGACGTCTTTACTCCCAGGCCGGTGCGCGACCGGGTAGAGCATTTGATGAAAACCTTCAAGCTCGATTCGATCTATCGGTCGGCGATGGGTCGCCCATCACGCGGGAAGACCCCCGGCGCGCCGGCGGCGGTCCAGGCCATGCAGCAACTGGTTGAAGATCTGACCGGAGTAATGTCCTACGATTCAGATCCAGGCGAGATGGCCTATTATGATACCAGATCCGCGGCGTTTGAATGGCTTGAGAAAAAGGGTGACGAGAAGCGCTTCGGAGGCCGACCGAACAAGAAGGGCAATGCCCTTTACTGGTACAAGCAAGCCATGAAGTTCGGCGACATCGATGCCGCCCACCGCTATTTGACCAAATACTATGAACTCGGCGGCACCCCGAGGGGGCGTATCGAGTCCATACGCCGTTCACATCCACTTGCATCCATCCCTAAAAAGGATCGGTTCGAATTCCGCAAATCGTTGAATCCCGATCAGGAGCGAAGGCTCAAAATGGCCCTCGACTGGTACAAGCGCACCTACCTTATCGGCGAAATGATTCAGGAGCCCGAGGAGGAAATGGCCAGATAGCCTTTAATTGGCTCAAGCCCCTTTGCTATTTGCGGGCCCATTGTGCGGATATGATGTCATGAAGCCGCACGATCATCCCATTGGCAAAGGGGGCCGAATGAAAAGAATATACCTCGGCTTGCTGATAGCGTTCATGGCCTATTTGCCGAATGCGAACGCCCTCAGTATTACCTACCCGGATAAGGCGTTAGACTCACCATTCACCCCGGCCGACGCGAACGAGATCAAACAAGTCGTCAACTCCAAGGAAGACAAGCTGGCGTGCAGCGCCGGCCAGACAAAGGTTTGGAGCGTATCGGGTGGGTGGGAATGCGGCTATACCGCGACTGCGCAAACAGATAGCCTCTGGGCGCTGATCGGTATGCCCGCCGGCTCTTTGACTTTCGGTAGTTTTTTGGGCTCCACAATTCCTGACGATCAGGTCCTGAAAGACATATTGCAGACGTTGGAAACGGCCATTGAGGATATCACGGTCGGTGGGCTGGCCCATATCGATGATCTGCCCGGAGATCTGATCGACAACGATATGATCGACGCCATTTTGATCCAGACAACTGGATTCGATGACATCGTGTGGGGCTCGGCCACGAACGGTGCGCAGCTATGGACCTGGAACACAGGGGATGGCGTAGATCCAAATTTGCAGATCAGCGATGCGGAATTTTCTTTCAATAAACCTATCCGCGCACCATCTTTTGCATCCAGTGCCGCCAACGGTGAGTATTTCCTGGAAGCGGATAACACGGTAGTCATCACATTGCCAGCCACGCTCGGCCGGCTGGCCTGGTACGATGGAAAATGGCGGTTGGCAAACGGGACTAACTGGACCACCGATTTTCTGCTGACCCACATAGGTCTATCTACAAGCAACATTTCCACCACCGGCACAATCAATGGTCGCGCCAGGGTGGTTTCCGCCTCCAGCGGGATCAATCTCACAACCGCCGATTTCGGCTCAATCATCCTCATGACCGGACCTGGCGAAGTCGGTCTTCCCGACTGCTCGTCCTCCACCATCGGCGCGTTCGTTGAGGTTAGGGAGCGGGATGCTGCTGAGCAAATACAGCTCGCAATGTACGGCGATACCACGTCTGATGCCTTTGTCCTGGAGGACGGGACGGTCCTGACCGCCAACTATGAAGCCGACTTGGCCATGGGCGCCAACAACCGCGTATGCGTCACCTGCCTGGAAGAGAATCGCTGGTACATCGATGAAATCAAGGGAGATGTAACAAATGGAGGCGCAGCGGATTGATGCTACCAATTACCAGACGCAGATTCCTATCCGATGTCTTCGCCGCCGCCGGGGCAATGGGTCTATTTAGCGTCGGATGCAAAGTCGAGGAAGTAATCGCTTGGGCAGGCCATAAGAAGTCATCGGCCAAAAGGCAGATAATTGGAGGGGCCACGGATCATTGGGAGGGGTTCCCGAACTCAAGTGGCGTGCCTTCAAGCCCCGTGGGTGCCTGGCAGGGATATATAAATACGGCCGACAGGACCTACTGCCGTCGCTGGGATGCCACCTACAACGGGACGGCCACCCATGTGAACATGAGGGGCGCCCCGGAAGAGATGGTCGAAGGTCTGTATGTCTGGGCGGTCCTGTTCAGCGGGGCGAACCTGATCGGCTACTATGACATCTTAAATTTTCTGGAGGCCGGGACATGGTCCGGCGAAATTGCCCTGGCCGAGGTGTCTTCAGGATCATTGAATTTTCTCTCGGGCGCCGCCTTGCGCTTCGGGGTGGCTTTCGATGGGGGCGGGACCGGTAATAATTTCGGGTTATCGTGGGATGGTGGCGTAGTGACGCCTGCGAATGAGTATTCGTCCGAGTCAGTGGGCTCCACGCCACCCGCAACGCGCTCCTGGAGTCAGTCTACCACCTCATTCGGCCTTGCATCCATTTTAAGGACGGTATCCGCGTGATTAGATATCTGTGTGTTATACTGCTGCTCATTTCGCCGGGCAGCATCGGCGCCGCTACCCTGGATAGCAGTTTCGAAGGCGGCAATGGCGTGCCCGCCTCAACATTCGAGAATCCAGCCGGGACCTTCAACGTCGTCACCGAATGTGACCCGAGCCCTGCCGCTACTTCCTGGGGCGATTGGTTTTATTTCGCACTGTCAGATGTCATCGGTACTGCTCCAGTGGTGCGGGTAGACTTCAATAACACCCGATCCGGAGGGCCTTATTGGCCGGGTACGCATGGCGCGGTGCGCCCCGTTTACTCCTACGATCAGCAGACATGGTATCGGTTGGCTTCAATCGATTCGTACAGCGGCGAGGTCCTGCAATTCACGTTGCCGATCCTTGCCGCTGACACCGTCTATATCGCTATGGACCACCCTTACACTTGGTCGGACCTGGTGGCGGACGTGGCCGGCTGGGACGCCAGCGCCTATTGCCAGGTGTCAGCCCTGTCCCACGCAGGCGTCACGCATTCCCAGGGCGGCCGAAACGTTTATTACATGCTCATCGAGGAGCCAGGATACTACACGAATCGTTTCGAGATGGTGATCACCGGCCGGTCCCATCCAGGCGAACCACAGGCCTCTCACGCTATGGCCGGTTTTCTTGACTGGATATTGTCGAGCAATGCCGCCGCTGTTGAGTTGAGAAGAAAGTCCGTACTGCATGTTTTCCCAATGAATAATCCGGATGGGGTCTGGGCCGGCCGGTCCAGGTCCATGGATAATGGCTTGGATGGCAATCGCGGTTGGGATGTAGGCGGCCCCAACAGCTCTACCGAACCGCCAGAGACGTTTCTGATCCATTCGAAGATTGATGAGGTCCAGGCCAATGTGACCGTGTGCTTTGACTTCCACTCCAACAACTATTCAGAGCCTCGCCTGGTTTACGATGCAACTTATGACGACTGGATAGTGTCCGAGCTCGATGCCATTGTCGTCGCGCTCAACACCAACGATGTGGCCAATTATCTGCTCGATTCTGCCTTCAACATGGTCACCGATTACAACACCAATTTTAGGCGCGGCCAGATCGAATCCTATGGATATAACGCCTTGGGAATTGAGGGGGGCATTTATGCGATGGAGTCCGGCGCATATCCCACCGTCGTCCAACGAGAGACGGGCGGTGCCGTGGTGATTCAATCGATCATTGAAGCTATGGAGAACAGCTCCGCGATCACATTGCAGCATGGTGGCTGCGGATCTCCTTCAGGCATGTCTGGGGCTTTTCAATAGGTGTCATGTGCCGCAAACGATCTACATAGGGTAAACCGACACGTCCGATTTGGGCCGGATCAATAAAATTGCGGCAGCAATACTCACTCAAGAAAGGATCGTTTCAAATGAAAATAAAATTTACAAACGTACTCACCGCCTTAGCTTTGCTCCTTCTATTCAGTGTCTGCACTGTGCAAGCGAAAGAAGTCACCCTGCGATGGGACCCGCCCGAGAACGGTACACCCACCGGCTATCGACTATTCCAACGAACGGGGGCCGAGTTTGACTACACGAAACCGATCTGGGAGGGCAGTGATACCACTTGCGAAGTAACCGTGCCCGATGGCCTGGAAAATGCCTTCGTGGTCCGGGCCTATGTTAAGGGCAATATCAGCGGCAGCATTGTCGAAAGCGGCAACTCCAATGAGGTCGTGACCGAGATGCCGCCACCATCCGTGCCGCAAAAGCTTCGCCAGGCACTTGAGAAGATCATCCAAGGGTTTATGGAGATTCAGGATATATTGTTAACCCCATCCAATGGGTGACAAAATGCCACTGCCCCATCTCACGCAAGAAGAAATCGATGCAATCGCAGATGCTGTATCCAAACGCATGCCGGAATGCCGATGCGGCCACCCTGATCACGTAGTGCACCTGTTTGGTCGCTTCCAGGCCATTGGTGAAGGAAACGTAGAGAAGGGGATCGAATCATTCAGCAAATCGGTTGAATTCATAAACAAGGTACGCCGTTGGGGTGAAAAGGCCGGCGGCGAGATCGCAATGGCAGCCGTGAAGTGGATCGTCTTCGCCATTATCGGGTTGGCCGCAGTGGGGGTGTGGTTGAAGTATGGCAGCAAAGGAGCGCCTTGAAGACTGGAATGAGATCATGCCGGCTATCCCGCTGGTGCCCGGGGATTAAAATTAAAGGAGGTCATATGCAAGACAGCAACCTGATTTCGGCGGCCCGCGGCCGCTATTCGGCGATGATCGCATCGATCTTGATCGTCATCTCCCAGATTGGGCAACTCAGTATCGCCCAGGAGCACATCAAGATTATCAGTGAGGGCCTCGCGCAGGCCATCGTCTCGTTCGGTGATGTTATTACCTGTCTGAGCGGCGCATGGGCGGCAGGGGCCTCGTGGTGGAGCAAGCACCGCTCGAAGAAGGCACCAGCGGTCACCAGCGGGACACCAGGACTGACCGGCGCAAGCGGGTGTGCCGTGAATATGTGGCCCATCCTGGCCATGGCCGTTATCTGTTCGTTCCTTCTTCTCTTTCCCGCCATCTTTAATGCCTGCGCAGTCAACCAAACCGATTCCAGGGCCAGGCTGGCATCGGCCAAGATCGCCGCAAGGCATGCCGGAAAATACGTTTGGGCGAACAACCCCAAACTCGCTCATCACGTGGCGCTCAGCTACGCTGCCATCGAGAAGGCAGAGGGAGAATCCTACCAGGAAAGCATCAAAGCCATTCTTGCGCAAATGTTGGAGGACCAGGGCGTTCGTGATTCTTACGAGTTGTTGGCCGACGCCAGAGACATCGCCGACCTGCTCAGGATTGATCTGCCATCATCCCCACAGGGGGTCACGCTGGATTGGATCAAGCAGTTCGACATCAATGGCGTCCGGGCTGTAGCCGAGGCGTTCCTGGAGGGGATACCAGCGCCGTCCGGCGGATGA